AAACCAACTCTAACAACTCCTTTTCCTCTTAAAGATATATCGCCCATTATCTTTTGCTACTCATCATTTTGCCTTTTTTCTTCTTAGACATTTTAGAAGTTAAAGCATCGGCTTTTTTCATTTTGCCAGATTTAGTTTCCATATATCCTTTTTTTTCCATGTTAGTTTCTTTTGATTCCATACCCATAGATTCTGAACCTTCATGTGCCATTGATTCGTCCATAGCCATACCACCTTTTTTGAAAGCAGCTCCCATACCTTTAATAGCAATTCCACCACCTTTAAAAGCTGGTCTTGGTCTTTGTTTATAATCGTTTCTCATGTTTACTCCTTGTTATTTTTATTAGCCATCGTTCGTGCGATAGATTCACCTGAGCGTCCTACTACATATCCACCAAGACCTATTTGTAACAATGTCCAAACGTCTCCTGGAAGTTCAAATGTAATAACCGTTCCCAATATTAATTTTATAACAGGTCCAATAATATAATTCCAGACCAAAATAAAAATTAACACATACATTAAAAGAGGTCTCCAGCTTGCTGAAAACCAACCTGCTTTAGCTTCTGCTTCAACAATAGAGGCTGCAGCTTTTAATTCTTCTGTACTAGATTGTAATAATTGTTGATTAAGTTGTGCTTTTAATTTTTCTTGTAAATCTTTATCTGGAACTGATTTCTCAATAGTCGAAAATAGTATTTTAGCTAGAGGTGCAATAGCTCCAAGCATTGGTAACATGGATTAAAACCACTTAGCTGATCTTTTTTTCTCTGGTAAAATGCTTCCTTGACCTTGTACTACATCAGATTGAGTTTCATTTGGTTTTGACATCTCAACATCAACTCCACCAACTAAATAACCTTCTGAATTTGTAAATTTTGAATGATTAACTTCTTTTGTCATTGAAGCTGGAGAAAAAGTTCTAACTGAATTAGCTAAACCACCTACTGCCATTTTTTTTCTAGACATCCCTGCTTCAGATAAAGCAATAGCGATTGCTTGTTTAGGATTTTTTACTTTTTTTGAAGATCCACCAATGTTAAGTTCACCTTTTTTGAACTCTCTCATTACTTTACCAATCTTCTTTTGTTTTGAATTCATTTTCATAGCCATATGTATACTCCTTTTTTGTTATTTAACAATAATTATTGTATTTTTTTATTTGTATTAGAAAAATGTTGTTTTGCAATAGATGTTGCCGCTCTTAATTCAGCTAAATCTTCATTTTGTTGTAGTTTTTCTTGTGTATTTGATTGATTCATCATAGCTCTCATCTTATCTAGATTAATTCTTTGCTCACCTTCTTGTTTTTTTCTATAGTTTTCTTGAGCTTGTAGATCTAACTCTCTAGCTTTTAATGCAGCAATAGGATCATTATCAAATTGTGATGTGATTTTCTTTTCTTCATCCATAAATTCACCCATCATCTCAGCAATTAAGATTGCTTTTCTAGATTCTAGTTTCATTTGAAACTGTTGAACCTGTGCTTGCATCTGTGGATTTTGTAAGGCTTGTGGATTTTGGGACATCATTTGTATTTGTTGTAACTCTTGTGCAAATTCTAATTCAACTTGTTCTAAAGCCATTAAAGAAATATGTTCAAATATATTTTTCTCTAATGATCCAACTATCATAGGATTATTTTTTGCAATATTAGTAGACATAAAACTTAAATGAGAAGTTATATGTGCTCTATGATCTTGTCCTCTAAATGCTTGGAATGGTTGTCCACCTAATGCATCAATATGTTCTAATGCAGGATCTTTAGGCATTGGTTTTGCAGGTTGTATTAAAATCTTATCAATATCTTTTACTCCTAATGCTTCATACATTTTTCTATAAATTTCATACAAGTTATGAATTTGTGGATTAGATTGTGCAAGTTGTAATTCAGTTTGTGCTAAACTAATTCTTTGTGTTTGAGAAAATATATTTGGATCAGCAACTGGAACGATATCTATTCTATCATCAAAGTCTGCTTGTTTAATATTTTTTTCTCCACCTACAACATCATATGGATATTCTTCAGGTAGATATAATTTAAATACTCTAGATAATAATTTGAATTCTTGTTTTAATGATGAGTATAATCTTTTATGAATAGCAGACATTGTTCTGCTTCCTCTTTCAAGTAATGCTACCGTTGTACCAACAGCTGCTTGTTGATTACCATCTCCTACTTGCATATCAGCAATAGAAGCAAATCTTTGACCAGCAGAAACAACAACACCCATTAATTGTAATAATGTTTGAGAAGGTTCTTTGTATGGTAAAGTCATAAATGCATCTCTAAGATTTCCACCTGGAGCATCTACATCTCTCCATTCACCTGGCTGAATAGATTGAGCATCATCTCTAATTCTAATACCACGCATTTTAAATCCTGCTGGTAAATTAGATAAAGTTCCTGCATCAATTAATTGTCTTAAAGCAGAAGTTGCAGTTCTAGATAATCCACCAATCATATGGATTAATCCAAAACCATAAAATCCTAAGCCTGGTAAAAATTTGAAATGTACAAAGTAATTAATTTTATTTTTCTTAGGATCAGCTATTTCGTAATTTCTACGAATAGATAGAATTTCACGAGAGCCTTCTTCTATCGTCACTATATAAGGAAGTTTAATTCCAGTCATTTCCCCATTGGGATCACGATCTTCAAAGCCCTCGAGATCTAAGTTTACATGACATTCAATTAAAGTAAAGATATCTTCGTAACCTGATTTAGTTACTCCTTCAATTTCTCTTTCTTTTGATTTTACATCATCTGCTTCTGTAACAGAATCATCACTTGGTAATAAATCTAAGTCTCTATAAAAACCACCTACTTGTTGTTTTCTTAATTCATTCGCAGACATTTTAATTGTATGCATTATAGCTTCAGCGTCATCTAATGATGTTGCTGAATAAGGAACGACTAAATCTTCTGCTGGAACAAATTTAGATACAGCTCTTCCTAATAAATCATCGTAGTAAACTTTTTTAAATGTAGATCCGGATAATGGTAAGTAAAATAACATCGTATCAAATTCTGGTTCATATTCTTTCATGACATCCATAATTTGATAATTCATAAAATCTTTAACACGAGTTGCTTGATCTTCTTTTTCTCTAGAAGAGTTTCCAATGATTTGAGTTCTTACTGGTCCATCTGCTGGTAATAATTCTTTATAAGCTAATGCTTGAAATTGTGTAACTGCTTCTGCTAATACTGGATGTGTTGCACCAGATGCACCTTGGAATGGTTCTGTTCTTTGATCATATTTAAACCCAAGTAAATCTAAACCTTGTGTATATGTTTGTTCCCAATCTTGTCTTGAATTTTTATAGTCTAAAAAGTTTTGATAAAGTTCTGAACCTAATTGTCCTAAAATATTTTCTGGTAATAATTCTGCTAAGTTGTCAAAGTGATTTACACTTTCTCCCTGGCTAAAGGCACCTGGGTCAAAATTAATTTCAACTCCACCATCTGACGTTGGTGTGATTTCAGTATTCTCTACACTTGGAATAGATTCCTGAACATCTACAATCTCTTCTGTAGCTGCTGCTGGATTTTCTATCTCAATAGTATTTCTAACTTCGTTTGGTAGTGACTTGTCTATTGTTGCCATTTAATTTCTCCGAGTTTACTATCTTAACCTTATTATATGAAACATTCAAGCCCTGCGGGTTTGGTCCAGATTTAGGTGGTATAGTTCTTGTTAATCTTTTCATTAAACTGGCAATCCCAGATTAACTCTTAATCTTCTCATATATGCATCCATAGTTGGATTACCTGTATCAGCATTATATGTTGGTGCATATGATTGTATTGTTGCTATTCCTCCACCATCATTAGATGGACTTTGTGTGTTTGATTGAACGGAAGATGTTTCTTGAGTATCATCACTTGGACCTGTTACTCCTCTTGATATAGAAGATGCAATATTACCCAATGCACTAACTGCAAGACCTGCAGGTGTACCTTTTAATGCTCCAACAACTGTTGCGACTGGATTATTAATTGCATTTTGAATTGCCTGTCTTGCAAAAGCATTTACTGCAGCTACAGCTCCTGCAACTCCTGTGTTTGCTGCCGCTGATGCTTCAGCTTCTGCTGCTGCATTTGGTCCAATACCAAATCCTTCTTCTGAACCTCCCATACCACTTGGTCCACTTGCAACTCCTCCTGTTCCTGATTCTCCACCTGGTCCTTGTCCAGCTCCTGTTCCATCAGCACCTGCGCCAGATCCACCGACTCCTGCTGAATCTCCTGTAGCATTTCCAGCATCTCCAGATGCGTCTGATCCACCAGAACCTCCTGAGCCCCCTGATGATCCGCCATCACCACCTCCGGATCCATCTCCATCGTTTAAACTTGGAAGTCCGAATGGTCCTTTGTTAGGTTTACCATTCATGGACTTATATAAATCTAATTTTACTAAAATATCTTCTTCTTGTTTTGTAATGTACGCAAGATGTGTTTCAGGATGTGTTGGTCCTGATTTCCATTTAATAGGTGCAGTTATGGTTTTTTGTTTTCCTAAATAATTTAATCTGCCGCCCTGTTCTACAGGCTTAATATTTTTTGGTTTAGAAGGTTTAACTTCTTCATACCTAATTGTCTTCTCAATCATATTAATAATATGTTCTATTTACTCTTGGAGTAACTTCATCTTTATAGTCTTCTGGATGAGAAATCAACCCACCTTGTCTAAATCTCATTAAGGCTTGAGTCATAGAATCTACTAAATCGTCATGATCTCCATGTGGAAATGCAGCACATTCTTCAATAACTTCTTGTGCAAATTGTTTACTCTTAGGAGCCCATATCTTTCCTGATTCAAATAAAGGTGCAACTGAATTAACTCTTGCATGTTTATCATTACCTTTTGATGGTGTGTAATTTACAACTGGTATTCCCATTTGTCTTAACTCATAAGTTAATGGAAGACCCGATGCTTTAGCCTCAACTAAAACAGTCTCTGGTTTCCAGTATGTATATTGTTCGTGAGCCAGGCGCCTTAGTTCAGGAAATTCCACACGCTTTTTAATAGCATCTAGCAATATTAAATTTGGACCAGAATCCTGTGTTGGATAGAATACGCCCCAAGTAGTTATCGCTGAATAATCCGCAGTTTCTTTTTTTAAGAACGCAGTATCATAAGATTGAATTACATGTTCAATTGGAGGTACATAATCTTCATCCCAATCCTGCCACCACTCACGCTTAATGATAGCCCCTTCTTCTGAGGTTGGGTTTTGCATATACTGAGCATTCCATTTTGAAATACCAGCTGATGCTTTAACTGATAGTAAATCTTCTAGCTTCCAATACTCAGGCCATACTGGTTTACCTGATGGAAGGATTGCAGGAAACTCTACGACTTCCCATTTATCAGCTTTCTCTTCAGCTCCTTGGGCCTTGATTAATTGTGCAGTTAAATCTTTTGTTGACCACCTAGTCATAACTAAAACGATACGTCCACCAGGTTGTAAACGCTGACGTGGACCTGAAGTATACCATTCATATGCTTTATCAAATGCCGTTGTAGAATTAGCATCTTGCTCAGAATGTGGATCATCGATGATTAATAAATCAGCACCCCTACCGGTCACCGCACCTTGGACCCCGACAGCAAAGTACTCACCGCCTTTATTAGTTTCCCAACGTCCAGCGGCTTTTGAATCTTCTTGTAATCTTGTATCAAATATTTCTCTATACTCGGCTGAATCAATTAAGTTCTTAGCTTTACGTCCGAATCTAATTGCAAGTTCTGCAGTGTGGGTTGCTTGAATAATTTTTAATTTAGGATTATTCCCAATCATCCATGCAGGTAAAAAGTATGACGCAAATTCTGATTTAGTATGCCTTGGTGGCATATTGATAATTAATCTTTTTAAATCACCAGATTGCAATCTATTAAATTTATCTGATATTGTTTTATGATGGTTACCTTCAATAAAATCTGGCCAAATATATTTTACAAAAGTTAAAAAATCAGAACGGATATTTTTATCCTTATTCTTTTTAAAAGACATCAACAAATCTAACTTAGCGTTTTTTCTAACTTTAGGATCTGTAAGTTTATTTATATTTCTAAATTTTTTTAATTTTTCTATATCAAGCATAATGTTACTTATGGTACCTTAAATGTTTTTTACCACCCCCGGGGGTACAAATCTATAGGTAATTTATAAACCCATAATGAATTTATTAGCTATGACTGTCTAAATCCTAGACTAAAGGGTATGTCTGGGACCCCTATTTTTGTTTTACCCTCTCCCCCCTCCTTTGAATAAAAGTAATTTGGAAACCCATTGGGACCTCTAGACTTAGGGATGGGGGGGGGGGGCGGGCGAGCTCGCTCAACCAACAAGTATATATAGGACTGGGGGGGGTGAGATAAGGGTGGGCCCCGCCCACATGTATATAGTATCGGTGTTGGTATGGGTGGGCCCCGCCCACAGGTATTTAGTAGTGGTAAATATATCACAGAATATCCTATTGAATTGTAATACTATTAATTGATAGATAGGACAACATTACTGCCCTTGTTGTTCTGTACATAATATCCCAGATAGTAGTAGAATAGAATCATAACAACGAAAGAAACAATATGAGACTAAAAATAGGTGATACAATAAAAACTAGAGTATGGTCGCTTGATAAAGGCAAAAGTAAAATGGGTGTAATTACATCTATTAACATTGCCTTAGACTATCACGATAAGAAAGCTGAATATGGTATTGAGGTTAATCAATACGATACTGAACTAGATTATATTGGAACAGTATCTTATGATGATGAGAATAATAAATCTCATTGGACTTATTTCAATCAAATCATTTCAGTAGTACCTCAAGAAGATAATGTTAAGTTAAGTGATGACATTGTTCATCAACAATTATTCGGTATTAAATAAATGTTTGATATTGATATAAACTTAACTGAAGCCCTTGCTCAACACTTAGTTGAGCAGGGTATGAGCATAAGAGAAAGTAATTATATTTCTCTTGTTAAAACTAAAACAGATAATATTATAAGTGATATTATCGGAACCAGCGAAAAGGACGCTTATTTATATGTATGAACTACTAACGGACATCTACAATTACTTTATAGTATTTGCTTCGGTGTCCTTGTTGCTTGTTGCTTTATTCTTTTGGGTTGTATTATCAATTCAAAAGAAGCAAGAAAAAGACTTTGATACAAAGTATAGAGAAAGCCGAAACAACGAAAGAAAATAAATGACTGATAAAAACTGGAACAAGTACCACGAAAGCAAGGACGAACTAATAATAGCTTTAGAAAAACATTTAAAGAATATTGATTTGGTTCATGTATATGACAACACAAATAACGACGGCGATTTCGAAGCCCATCAAGAATATTTAGGCGTGAGCAAAATGAGAGATATTCTTGAGAGATTAAATAAGTAATATTGATTTAAGGAACAGGGAACAGGGCGAAAGCCCTGTTCCCTTTTTTATTTATGCTTTAATTTGTGGTGCTGTATTATTCCAGCCGATACCAACACTAGCTTGTAATACCTTATCTAGGTTAGCAATCAATTCAGCAGGGGCGTGGGCTTCCATTATAGTATCAAGTGCCACTCTCTTAACTTGTTTCAATTCAGAAAGCTTCTTACCTTCTGGTCTTTTTTCTATTTCTTGTTGAGCAAGTTCACTAGCCCACTCTCTTATTTGTTCCTCACAAAGAGCAACATTTATTCTGTCCTCTTTAATATCATTAGAAGCGAACTTGTAATCAAGTTTGCCTTTTAATGTTTCGTTATTAGCTTTCTTTTTAAAGAAAGTTTTAGCTGTTGCTTGTGCTTCCAATAGATATTGTTCAGCTTCTTTTAGCTTATCAATAATAGATTGTGCACCTATTTTCTTAGCAAGTTTTTTAGAAGCTGTATCAGTTGCTTGAGATACATACTGACGAACAAGTAGTTCTTGTTGTTCAATCATAGGGTCAAGTTCTCTTTTAACCTTATCTCTAAAGTGATCTAGTTGGTACTTAGTCATCGCTTGTGCCATATTATACCTTTCGTTGTTTATTTGTAATCATAACATAATATCCCAGATTAAGTCAATCTAATTCTTTTCAATTGTTTTTTCTTTTTTTTAGGGTGGGTCCCGCCCACAGGTGTTTAGTGTTTTTTTATTCTTGGGTGGGTCCCGCCCACAGGTATATATTAGCCTGCGACAATATGTCGCATTGACTTATAAAGATTTGTTGATCTAGGACCAGGGCAAATCATTAAAAAATAATGATTGCAATCTAGGATAAGATGGGATACTATTTTGATTAAGTAACAACAGGAGAAAGCATGCAAGGAACAATAGATAAATTAAAAAAACTAGGGTTTAAAAAAGTACCTACTGAAAAGGGCTTTGTAATGTATGAGTTAACGCCTTCAAAGTTAAATAGCTTTGATTCGAATTTCAGAGCGCAGGATCCAATAAAGAAAAAAGTTAAAAGATAATGGACAAGTTACAATTAAAATCAATTACAGGAGGGCTTTCTAAGCCCTCCAAAATGCCTGGTTTTAGTTATAACCTCCCGGCAACTAAATGTATTACAGGCGCTAAGCTTGTAAAGATTCCCGGATCAGTATGTTCGGGCTGTTATGCATTAAAGGGCCGCTATAGATTCCCTAACGTAAAAGATGCAATGCAACGTAGATTAGAAGCTTTGGATCATCCATTATGGACCCAGGCAATGGCAACAAGTATATTAGAAACAAAATCAGAGTTTTTTAGATGGCACGATTCCGGAGATCTTCAATCACTAGATCATTTATTAAAAATTTTTTGGGTATGTAGATTAACGCCTGGCGTTAAGCATTGGTTACCCACAAGGGAAGCTTTTATAATTAGCCGTATATCAGAAAAAGATGTTCCTAAAAATTTAATTATTCGACTTTCTGCCCATAAAGTAGACGGCAAGGCCTCAACATTTTGGCCCTGGACGTCTACCGTTGTTACGTCAGAAAAAACATGCCCTGCCGCCGAACAAGAAAACAAGTGTAAGGACTGCAGGGCTTGTTGGGACCGTACAATACCAAACGTTGCTTACGGTAAACATTAACATGGCCCGAGACTACAAAGCTTGCCTAAGCTGTCCAGTCGGATCACCCGGGGAAACTCGGGTCGGGCCGTAACCCAAGGCACAAGCCGCAAGTAACAGGCGCAAGCTCACAAGTGGGAGGGAAACCCGCCCGCAAGTTTTTTATTGCCATGAGCCAAGGAACAAGGCGCAAGTAGCTAACAAGCAAGTGGAAGGAACAAGGCACAAGTGCAAAGGCGCAAGCAAGCAAGCGTGGGTGGGACCCGCCCACAGGTTTTTAGTTGGCTGCCTGCGACACTATGTTACATTGACAAGATGTTCTTGAACCTTGGTCCAACCAACAGCGATAGCTGTGCAAGGAACACGCTCATGTAGATCAAGGATCTTGGATCCTTCATAAAGTTTTATGGACAAAGGACCGAGGGACTTTTGCAGGATGAAAGAATTCTTAGGATGCTTGATATGGAAGCTAATTTGATGAGGCGAAAACCTAAATAAGTTTCCCTTGGTTACCTTCAATTCAATAGTGAAAAATTTACCCTTCTTGTTGTAACACAATAAGTCTGGAACACCAGCCGAGGCCCAAGACTCAAGCCTTGTGAACGAAATTTCTGAAATATTTTTCTTAACTTCTTGCCAAAATTTTGACTCTGGTTTCATTAAGAATTTAAGTTAACCAATACGCTTGTTCATCTTGCCCATATGCCATTGAGTAGGCTCAACTGTAATGATTAATCTATGAGATTCTCTTTCTCCAATAATCTTATTTTGCATTAATTGAATGCCACAAACATCAAACGTATCTCCGTTTGGCATATAGACTTGTACTCTTGCGTTGTTAGCAACTTCAGAGTTTGTCATAAATTTATTTATAACTTGTCTTAAAAATCTTCCTTGCATTTCTATTCCTTTTAGTACCTGGGGCCCAGTATCCAATAGATGAAACTTAAAGGTAAAACCTATCTCGTAAGCCGACCCCAGATAATTATATTATGGAGTAATATATATTGATGTTTTACCAAAGTTAACCTATAAGATCAATAGTATGGGACTACCAAAAAGACTTACAGAAATGCAGATAAAGTTCGCTCATGAATTAGTTACTAATGAGGGAAGAATGACTGGAACAGAAGCGGCTATTGCTGCAGGATATTCTACTGATACAGCTAAGACAGCTGCTAGTAAATTACAGAATGCAAAGCTATACCCATTAGTTGTTCAATACATTGGAGAACTTAGAGCTGAGAATCAAAAAAAATATGATGTAACTTTTGAAAGTCATATAACAGAATTAGGTAAAATTAAGAATGAAGCTTTAAAGAATAAAGCCTGGAGTGCTGCAGTTAATGCAGAAGTATCAAGGGGTAAGGCTGCTGGGTTATACATTGAACAAAAGATTATTAGGACCGGTAAATTAGATGATTTATCTGAGGAGGAATTAGATAGAAGACTTGCAGAAGTACTAGATCAATACTCTCCAATCCTTGAAGGTGTTGAAGTTGAGGAACTAAAGTCCGACGTTAAACAAAAACAAACTGATATAAGAATCGGTAAACCCCAACAGCCTACAAAGAAAGAAAAGATTTTAGTAGACTATTCTTCGTCTTCGTCTTCATCATCCGACCAATCTTCTGGTCCATCTTCTGATGAATCACATTCACATTGATTATCTTCTAGATCATTAACCTTATCTCTAAGTACGTCTAGATCTTCTTGAATTCTATCCATTATGTCTTGGATAGTGTCTTGTTTTTTCTTGCCCATATCTTCTCCATAGTTGTTACGTTAGATAGCGGAATTACAGTTCGATCTCCGAAGTTAATTTCGCCAAGATCGTTTATCTCATAGGAAGAAAATATCCATAAATATTTTTGAGTTTTTTTAAAAATAAAACCAATTGAAATACAATGACTTACAGATAATTTATCAAATTCTACATCTGAAGCCCAACCAGAATCACTACAAATATCTTCCCAAGATATTTTATACAGATCATAATTGAAATTATTCATGTAAATAAATGTATTTTATTTTAAAGATTGTTTACAGAGTTTTGTGGTGCTTGTGGGGTTCTTGTGGTACTCCATGTGGGGCTTTTAAAAACAACAATAGTCATATAAATCAACGACTTAACCTATTTTGTGGTGTTATAAGAGAATATTTTTAGGGTTTGTAAAAATAAAAAAATTTTTTTTCAAAAGTAAAAGTACCACAAATTTTATAGGATATCGTCTATTATTGTTCTATAGCAACATTTTTAGACGATTTTGGCCGTTTTTCAAAAGTACCACAAACAGCCAAAATAGCCCCTCAAAAAACACCACAAATTCTCCACACGACACCACAAACAGCCAATATTGCGGGTCATTTTTTTTCAAAAGCACCACAAAAATAATTAGTTCGTAATGCTGTCCTAATAAAACTATATTTTTAGCCCCTCAAATAAACAGCCAAAATAGCGGATAATTATACTGTTGCATAAATATCACACTTTTATCTACTGTAAATTGGCAATACCTTCTTCAATAGCCTCTTCAAGATGATCTGCGTATGATTCAAGTTCCCCTGGCTCTGATACATCTGCCTTCTTTTTTGCTTCCTCAATGAATATATCTCTCATTTGAGCACCATTTAACATGGCATCAGCATCATCATAGGCTTGTGTATAATTGCCGGATTTCCAGTCATCCATCATCTTCTCGCATAGTTGTTCTAGTGTCATATCTTTCTCCTTTGTTAGTTAAATTTAATTGACTCAGGTCCTTTACCATCCATAACTTCTTCAATCTTACCTCTTAGATGTTCTCTAACCTCCGTCAAATCCTTATCTCTATTTTTTTCAATGAATTTAATAAATGCTTCTGCTTCATGCCATAATATTACAAAGAATATTGCATAGCTTTCAACAGGATCAGAAAATCCATTTTTTGACATTCTCACTTGTGTTGTTCTAATGAATTTATAAATATCATCTTGGATACCTATAAAATCTACATTTCTATCTTTTACTATACTCTTGCCCATATTGTCTCCATTTTTTTCATTACGTAAACTTTCTTAGTTTTATATTGTTTTATTAAGGATTTTTTAACATCTTCAGCTTCCTTAATTGCTTCATTAATAGTTTTAACTTTAGTATTAAATTTCATTTTACCAAATATATTTTTACCATTTTTACTTACTCTATAAGTGTAAAAAGAAACTTTATTAGGTGGATTATATTTATAATCTAACATTATACATGTCTCCCAAATGTTTTGTTAAAAGGTACTACGTTATCTTTATACTCAGTTTCAATATCCTCACATATTAAATCGTAAGGATCATCTTTTGATATACGACAAACAGTTCCAACATATTTAATTTTAATATCAGGACTGTCTATATCAACAACTTCAGTTTCACATTCATCAAACTTCTCATTTGTTAAATGTTTACCAATGTCTTCATATTTGATTCCGCCATCAGTTAAGAATACATTGAAGGCTTCCTCTTCATTATCTGCTTTAACATATTGTTCAACAGTCATTATGTACTCTTGTTTAACAACATATATTTTTTTATCTTCATCCTCTGGTCTAAAGATAAATGGTGTTTGTGTCATATATTTTCCTTTCTATATGAAACTTTATTATATGTGGGATATTATGTCAAGCCTTGTTTTTATAATATTGATCTACTCTTCTTAAAAAGTCGTGTTGATAATTAACAAACTCTTGTCCTTCTACTTCAAAACGCTGGAAAAGATTGTCTTTTGTACACATTAGGACAACACCCCTGTCTATTTTAGTACCATATACAGTGTTATGGCCCATTGCATACGCTCCTAATTGTAGGAAATAGTCAGTAATCCATTCCTTTCTTTTTGGCTTGTTGCTTTGTTTAAAGTCTATTATACTTTCCGACCCATTAAAAATACCTGCTAAATCAGTTGCACCAGCATACAACCCTGGGTAATGAATAGTCACTTCTGATCCCCATATTTCAGTTAAATCTTTTAAACCATTATCAATAATTTGTTGCGCCATGGTATGAGCATTCTGACCTATGTCAGTTAAATCTAAATGATTCTGACCTAGAATATAACTTTCTAATATCCTGTGCATTGCTGTGCCACGTTCAGCTGCTTGGTCCTTGGTCCTTGTCGCTTCATCCGCACCTACTCGAACCTTCCATGCTTCTAGCGCTAATCTTTTCTCCTCCGGCTGTGTCGCCTGGAGAATGGTAGTAACTGATGGTAGCTTCTCTGTCCCTAGTTCGTAATGCCTCTCATTAAGAATCAAGGACCTTGAACTTGCTGGGTATATAAATCTTTTATTCCACTTCATCTACACATCCAGACAATAAGAACAACTAACGATAATAAGAAAATTAATAATACAAAACATGCTACGGCGTACATCATTTCTTTTTCTCCTCTTTAGTTTTAACTGATGACCAATCTATCTGATCAAAATTTTCTCTATAAGTTTTATCAGGAATACGAGACTTACCATCCCATCCCTTACCCCATTCACTTCTTCTCTTCTTCATTTTTCTTCTCCTTATATTTTTCATAAGCTTCTATTTTAGCTGGAACAGTTATAGCAGTTCCTGCCGTTATCTTAAACCCCGCTATTGTAAATAATGCAGGACCCAAACATCCTGCCAATGTTAACAATAGTAATACCAAAAGCACCTGCATAAAATCAATTCATTAAGTTTAAAATTATTATTGTAGCAATTAAGTTTATTAATAGTATTTCCATTATAGTAACTCCGGTTGGTTAATTCTTCTTTTAAGTCTTTTGTATTTTCTTTCTCTATCTTTAAGAAACTCTTTATTTTTTTGATAATGATTAGATGTTCTTAATCTATGTTGTACAACATTATCTGCGTGACGAATTTTATCAAACATTTTTATAAAAAATTTCAGTTGTCTTTTAAATTCAAGATAAGCTTTTCTTTGCTTTTTATGAAAAGGAAGAATTATTTCTTCTATAAATCTACCAAATTTATATTTTTCTCCTTTATTATTATAATAAGTTAATTCTTGTTTTAAGTTTTTAGTAGGATGATGTAGTTTTGTCATTTCAAACATTTTACTCGTTGGTCTTTCTAAATCATTTTTTAAATAATATGCATCTTCAATCTCCCAGGCTTTAAATGCACTATAAATATCTCTTGAATTTAAAACATAAGGCTTCATTAATTCTTGTGGTTTAATTCTATTATTACTATTAAGGATTAGTTTAATTTGATTTTTTGTAAATCTCGATGCTTGATTATAAAACGGCAAATATTTTCTAACTAATATTTTTTCATAATGTTGTCTAATAGTATCGAATTCAAACATTTTAAATGATTTAGACTGTCTAATATAATTAAATTTTTTAACTGCATATGTTTTGCTTTTACTTTTACCTCTTGTTCCAGTCCAATAATGTTCAAACAATCTTGCTATAAAACTTTTAGTTTGACCTATGTACACCAGTGTCCTTGGTCCTTGTTTAATAAAATCTGGTCCATGATCCATGACAAATGATCCATTCTTATCTTCAACGTATTGTCCATTAACTCTATTATATCTTGGTGTAGTTTCATCAATCTGGAATAAGAAATAAAGAAAAGGACGACCATCAGTTAAATCAACTGTCATTTTTTTAACATCCATTAATTTATTTAAATTAATAATCATTTTCTTTTAACTCTGTTGTTATTAGATCTTTCCATATCAGACCATCTACATTGTATTGTAATCTTACCTGTATCAGCCCAGATAACTATGTCATGACCATATGGCTTCGTGTGAACCCAATATTGTTTATAAGTTGGTAAACTTATTATAGAATCTAATTGTTTAAGCATTTGTTAATTTTAATGTTTGATAGTGAATATCTTCAACTTGTTTCATTACATGTTTAGAATGAGGATATGGATCATCCGCTCTGTACCAATGATAAATATAAATTCCATTACATACTCTAAACTCATAACCTGCATTAACGATTGCAGCCTGGAGTAAATTATCACAACGTAACTGATTACCTGTTTCAGTAAATCCACCTAGCTTTTTCATTGTGCCAATATGTACTGCAAAGAATGTCCCTGAGAAATGTCCGGGAGCCTTGATTGGTGTTGTCTGACCATAATATTTATCTGAAAGATACTTGCCTACTCTTCTGTGATAGGCATAGTCATGGTTATTAGGATCAATACCTAAGACCATTTGCTCTTCAGTTGCCATTCTATTTATTCTAGCAGTTAGTCCTCTCATATTAGGATTATCATCAATTGCTTTCTGCATTTGTTGATACCAGGTTCCTGTAGTAAACATTGCATCATGATCAATGATTGCTAACCAATCATTATCACTATGTTGTGTTAGTGCTTGGTTATAACCAGAACCAATACACTTGCCTCTAGGCGACCAAGTAATGTGCGTCCAAATCATTCTGTATCTCTATAATTATACTATCTTCTGTCTTTGTTGTGCTTCTAAGATCTAATATCTTTATATTAGAACTAAACTTATTTGCTTCTTTTAACAATTCATTTAAATTAAAATCGCCAAGTACATCTTCTATAATTAGTTTACCATTTTTATTAAGCTTTTTAAAATAATGATTAATGAATATCTTTTGTGATTCTAATGTATGAGGACCATCATCAATGATGATATCAAACAATGGGAGATGAGAAGTTAATTCTTTTCTATAAGCATCCTGGATGATTGTTTTTATTCTTGGATAGACATCTAATCTATTGCCAATTAAATCAGAGTTATCTATTCCATATACAATTGAATTCTTAAAGTATTCATTCCATAAAACTAAACTAGATCCATTCTTAATTCCAATCTCAAGAATATTTAATTTTTTATCTTTTAAATTATAAAAGATTTGATCGTAGTATGAAGTGCAATATCTATGTCTTGATTCTTTATCAGTTTTATATTGATTGATGTAATCATTGTTAGTTATTATTTCTATTAGTGTCATATAAGTCTATCTTTCCATGTTGTTGGTGTTTTATCATTTATAATTTCTAGATCTAAATGATAGTTAAAGGGCCTTGATCCTTGTTTCTTGATATATTGATATGTCTTATTGATTCCTTCTTTAAGAGTAGTCGTTGTCTTATATTGGAGCAATGATCTTGCTTTATCTGATGAACATACAGCATGTTTAACTTCCTGTGGTCTATCTTTCATATAGATAAATGGCTCATTGAATCCTGTAACATTAGCGCAGATCTCAGCAACTTCTTTAATGCTAACAAACTCTTCATCAGGACCAATGTTAATAGTCTGTTTAACAACTTCTTTACTATCTAACATCTTAATTAAACAACTAATACAATCATCTACATAACTAAAACATCGAGTCTGTTTACCATCACCATAGATAATAGGAGCTTTGTTCTGCATCATTCTATTTAAGAATATAGATACAACATTTCTAAATGGATCATCAAACTTTTGTTTAGGGCCAATAATATTATGAGGAACTGCTATTACCCACTCAACACCATGTGTATCACACAATGTTTTTAACATTTCTTCTCCAGCAACTTTAGATATACCATATGGATCTTGAGGTTTAGTTTCCATGTCTTCTCTAAAAGGAGTTTGTTGTTTTCCATATCTTGCCATGGATGAACAATAAATAATTCTTTTTACTTTATTTTGTATTGCAGCAGTAATAACTGAAACACTTGCTAATAAATTATTTTTA